TCTTTTAGTCATTTTCGCTAACCTGTTTTTCAAAAGTTTCTTTTTGTTCTTTATTCATAATATCTTTACATTTGCTACTGTCACCTAAACAATCAAAAAATTTACCCATTGAAGTTAAACCATATTCGGTATCAGTATGTGTTTGTTTAACACAACCAACCAACAATACAATTATTAATATCATCAAGCTATTTTTTACCATTTCCATTCCCATTTGGGTCCTCGTCTAAATTAAAATCTTGTGTAAATTGTACATCTCCCATATCTGCTAAATCTTTAAGTTCTTCTTCTACTTCTTTTGAAATAGGTTTATGTGTCTTATGTTTTATACCTAAAAGTTCATTATAATTTAATTTAGCAGTTTTGTTTTTACCCTTTACATTAAGAGTAACCATTTTATCTGTTAACAATTGTGCTGGGTGTACTTTATTAAAATCTCTATAAATCAATCCTCTGATGGCGTCTATAACTAGAGCCAAGTCAGCAGTAAAAGTCATTTTAGCAGTTCTAATTCCCATAACAACAAACTTATCTAATAACTGATAGGCAATCTCATCAACATTACCTTCAACAAATTCTCTTTCTTGTTGTTCAACAATTTTTTGATGTACCTTCTCGTTATGTTTAGGTTTTCCAGCAGTATCTTTATGCTTAATTTTATTAACTGGAAACAAAATAAGATTGTCTTTTTTTTCTTTTTCATCACTCACTTATTAACTCGCCTTTAAAATTTACTTTACCTTTATCAGCAAAGTGTTCTATTAATTGATTGTAACTTCCAATCAGTTGGCCATCAATTTTTATTTGTGGCATTGTCTTGACATTTTTTCCAATGTCTTTTAACATAGCTTCGGTTGAAGCAAATTCTTCTAATTTTTTTTCTGTATATGTAAGGCCAAGCTTAGTTAATAAGTCTTTGGCCTTACCACAATACTGACAATTTAATTTACTGTAAATCGTTATTGTCATCAGTTTTTTTCTTTAGGTCGTTCCATGCCTTAACAGACGCTTCATTCAGATTATAGGCGTCAACGGCCTGTTCAATAGTGTAGTTAAACATCTTATTGTACTTCCCTAAAGGCAGTCTTAAACCAACCCATACTCTATAGTAACCATTTTTAGTTAAAGTCACATCTTGAGCAAATATCTCATAACCTCTTACAGGTGTATTTTCAATGATATTTACCAAAACTGATTCAACTTCTGAAACTATAGTTTTTGTTTCGGTTTTTCCAAGTTCAGTTATAAACTGTTTCGACTCTTTATTCATTTCGCCTTTAATAATATCAGCCAATTCTGACTTAGCTAACATCTTACCTTTTTCAATTGCTAATTGAAGGTCAGGAGAAACGGCAGTCGCCACACCAAATATACATTGTCTGTCTTTGTCTTTACCAAACCTAGGCGTATCACACGCTTGTGTTTGAGAAAAATCAGCCATGTACCATTTTGGCGCTTTGTTTACAACATCACCTGTTTCTGATTTAATTGAATAAGAACCACCAAGTCCTGAACACGCTGATAATCCAGCAATGGCCAAGATAGCAATTCCTATCTTTAGTTTATTTTTCATCATATTTTTCCACTCTCCTTCATATCATACACTAAACTTTGTAAAAAGTCAAGCGTGGATTGTATGTAACCCAAAGCGTCTTCCCTATTCACATCATATAATATAATTAATACGAGAGTTATGATAATAATGTATCTTAACATTATCTTACCTCCCATTCACCATCTTTATTTAAGCAAACTTTTCCTGGTGTTTTAAAAAAAGCGCCTTTCCGACTATACATTCGGCAATATTCTGGAGTATTAATATCATTATAGTAAAAAGCAGCAAACAAATCCCAATAACCTGGTCCGTCAAACTTCGTTCTACCATCTGCACACTCCAAAATTTCTTCTTTGATAATCTGGTCACCAATTTGTTTTATAATAACTTTAATAAAACAATACTGGCCATCAACTTTTTTAGGTTGTATGGTTGTCACTTTATCATAATAAACAGAATTATCATTTTCTATCTTCTCAATTTTTTCTAATATCGTCACTACTTTATCGGCACTTGCTACTTTGGTATCAAAGTTTGTATTGCCTACTATTTCTGTGGAAATTACTTTTTCAGTAACTTCAAATTCTTTCTTATTTAAGTCACAATCTACACAAGCATAAGCATTACCAAATGCAAGGCCTGTCATTAATAATATTAATATTAATATAAAAGTCCATGTCAAGTATCTTGACATATTATGTCTTGGATCCATCATGTTTTTTCAATTCCTCTATACTCTGCTTGGTATTATATATTTCTTCGTTCAGATTGTCAATGGTGGTCTGGCTGTTGGAAATCTCAATCTCCTCTTGCTTTTCCTTGACTTCGTTCTCTAATTGTTCTATTTTTTCTCTATTATCTAGCATAATTTCTGTTCATTTCCGCTTGTTTTTTATTCAATACCTTGTTAATTGAAGCTTTAAGTTCTAAATTAAAATCTGGTATTTGCTCTAAAGCATTTCTTACTTTAGCAATATCAGTAGATATTTTATCATATTCTATTCTCATTTTTTTATAATCTATTTCTGACATTACGGTTTTTCTATCCATCTTCCATCTGGCAACTGACAAGCAGTACCAAATACTACTTCTCTTTTAACTCCGCCTATTCCAACTAATGGCCAGCTACTAGTAACATCTATTGTAGCGTCATAATCTTTACATTTAATAGGTCCTTCTAAATATGACCTTGTCACATGTATAATACCTGAATTACCTGTTTTACTATTGTACCAATTCGTATAACTGGAACCTGTACCACTTGTATTTAAATGGTCTACAAATACAGCATTGTGTACATCATAATCTGAATTATACATAAGTTCAGCACCTGCAAAAGCACCAACTAAAGTACAAGCACCTGTCACATAAGGGTCTGAAACCCCAGCAGCCATACAAGCCGCTACGCCTGTTGCACCACCTGATACTGCACCAAATGTACTTCTATTCATAGTAGAACAAGCACTTAAACTTGCTACTGCTACTGCAATAGCACCTATTCTCATTAATTTATTCATTATCTTTATCTTCCCTCTCACTTGGATGTTGGTCATATTTGTATTCTTTACAAACCGCTTCTAATCCTTCATCTAATACTCTTATCAATTTACAATCATATCCAGTTATCTTGGATAATGCAAAGTCATTTGTAGTAGGCATATCATTAGCCGCTAATGCTACATCAATACCTGTTTTTGAAAATGTTATTGTCTTATATGTTTCATATGTACCTGCACTTGTACCAACCCACGCTGGTAATGTCTGACAGGCATTTAATAATACTAAACTACTTAATAGTAATATCTTCTTCATTTTTTACTTCGCTTTTTGCAACTAAAAGGCAATCTGATTGTATTACCTCAATCTTATTTCTGTGTTCTAAATTGGATGGCGGTGTTTTTCTTAAATCATCCGCCATCTTTTTTATAGAATCAATCTTATCACAAAATTGTTCAATGTTATGCATTAGTTAATTCCAAACAAATTTTTAATTTGTGTCCAACTTTTAGTTAATTGAGCCTTACCTTCTGCCCAACTCTTCTTTTGAAAAGCAATTGTTTCTGCTTTTTCAGTTGAAGCCCAAGTAGAAATCTTATTAATAGTATTCTCTACTGGATTTGCCATTGCACTTGTACAAAATAGTACAAATATTAATGTCATTAGTTTTTTCATTGGTTCCTCTTTCTATTCACCTATTGCGAATTCTTTTTCCGATTCTGCTTGTTTTTCAGCATAAGTCTTACCAAATACTGTCATATAACAATGGTCTCTCGGATTTGGAGCAGACCACATTACTAATAAATTAGCAAAGTTTATATCTACGCCTTCATAATATTCTGGATGGTCTTCTTTTAATTTTTTATGGTCTTTACAAAACTTAATACGGTTGCCGTATTTGTTCTTTTTATTCTTCTCGTCTTTTTCTGTTGCAACTTTAAATTCTTTGAATAAGTTGTCTTTATCGTATTTAAATG